TTGTTGTTGTTATTCCTGATCCACCTATAAATCTAAATGAACCACCTAAAGAAATAGATTGAGTTGTAGATGTATCATCTATAAATGAAATAGTAGAATTAGTTAAACTTGCATTTGCAATATTAGATAATGTGTTTGAAGAACCACTTATTGTTTTACTTGTTACAACGACACTATTACTATCTGTTAAAAAAGTACCAGCAGTAATGGTTGTACCATCACCTATTGCTGAATAAATCTCATTAAAATTATCATTAATTAGATCACCACCTTCACGTAGTGTACTACCTGTTCCGTCATTAGGTGCTGATCCTATATTAACTGTTTGTTTTGCCATTGGTTACCTAGTTTCTCTCTATATTTATAAACATTTTATGGTGTTGTATCATCAAAAGTTGCAAGATCAGAGTCAAACTTAATTAATGTGTTACTAAAGTCATTTGAAGAAGCAGATACTTCACAAGGAAATGCAAAGTTACTCTTTAGTTTTTGACCATTTGGATCACTTGTTGCTGTAAATATTGCAGGTGTTTCATTTAATGCTGTATTTGTACCAAATATCTTTAAATTACCTAATACTTGAAATGTAATATGTGAACCTGGATTTGTTGTTCCATAAACTGTATTTGCATATTTATTTAAAGAACCCCAACGTGGTCCTGCGTAAGCAAATCCTTGTTTGACAAAGTAACCACCAATAGAATGTCTAACTCTACTTACATAAGTTGTTATAGCAACTTTAGATTTTAATGTTACATCTCTAGTATTTGCTGGGAAGTGTTCTACTGTAGCAGTATCCAAATCTACATCTGCAGGAGTTAAAGCATTTGCTCTTAATGATGTACCATCTGATTCTGTTCCTAATCTTCTACCAAATAATGTACTGAATAAAGTATTAATTATTGAGAAGATTGGATCGTCTTCAGCACCAGATATTTCACCAATTACAGGTGATGTAATTCTAGCATTAACTCGACTTGTAATATCAACTTCTCCTGCAAAATAAAATCCTGCAGCGTGCATTGTTTTTTTGAAACTATCTCGCCAATCATTAATTGCACGACCAATTTTAATTACATAAGAAAAGTCCTGATAGTATAAACTATCTTGTATTCGCATTGTATTTTCTGATACGTGTCCATCTTCATTTAAAAATGCACCATCTGTATCAGCAACAGCGTCAATGTTAATTGTTGCTTCAGCGTGATCTGTAAATGCAATAATTGCCGTAGCACCTGAACTAGAACCTGTTAATGTATTGTTAACTGAAAAAGTACCAGAAACATCTTTACTTTTTAAAACTCCTGTTGCATTGTTATAACTTACAACTGTTGCTGTTGCACCACTTGAAGATGTAATTGTTTCTCCATTAACAAAATTTCCTGTCGCTGTAATTACAATACTATTATTAAATAATTCTACAGTAGGTGGACTAGGAGATAATTGATGTTGTATTCCTGGTTCTAAAGTTTTAATGTCTAATATTCTTCCGATTTCTGTACCAAAAGATTTAAATGTTCCATCTTTACCTGAAGAGGCATTTGTAAATGAAATTGTAGGTAAAGACTTATATCCATCACCACCACTTACTATGAATATATCTGTAACATCTTTAATTCCTGTTCCAGTTTCTTGTACAATCTTTTGACCATAGTATAAATCTCCATCAGTAGTAGCATCTTCTAAAACTATGTGATCGTCTGTGTCAGTTAATCTTCCTAATAATCTTATATCTTCCCAAAAAGAATTTTTACTTGCAATTGTAGCAGTATCACCTGGACGACTACTAATCTTTAATGTAAATTGTGTTGAGTCTATTTTTGTAATAGTTAAAGTTTCACCAACTGTAAATGTAGGACTGCCTGTATAACCAGATAGGTAAATATCATAAGGATCGTGTTGTGTTGTTCCTACGTTTCCTATTGTTGCTGTTGCACCTGAAGTTTGTCCTAATAAAGTAGCACCGACTTGTAAATCTGCTGAAGTAAATCCTGCTTGAAAAGTAACTTCATCATATCTAATTACAGGTCCGTTAGGATAAACATTTGTGTCTGCAAATATATTTTCTGCGTCTGATAATCCGTCTTCAGGAGTAATACCACCGTTTACAACTGAAATAAATGCTTCTGCACCTGACCCTTGTGTGCCTGTATTATTAAATACTAAGTCATCTCCTATATCAAAGTCAAATCCTGCATTGTCTATAATAATGTCTGTGATTTTACCAGAACCAATTCCGTTAATTGCAAATAAAGCACCTTGACCACCACCTGTTAAAGTAATTGTGTCTGTTGCGTCATTTAAGGCACCGTCATTTGTAATTGTTTTTGTAGAAGGAATACCTGTAATACTTGCTTTAATAAATCTATCTGTTAAATCGGATGATGTTCCTCTTATAACTTCATCTATTTGAAATGTTCCTACTATTGTATCTTCGTTAACAATAAATTCAGAAACTTGATCTCCACCAAAAGCATATCTAAAAACATTTTCAACAACTGCTGTTGCACCTGAAGTTTGTCCTGTAATTGTTCTACCTATTAATAAGTTTGTATTTTCTGTATTTGTAGAATCATCTATTGCACGAATAACTTTTTTAGTATTCCATTTACCATCTGAAACTCTTAATAATTGTTCTCTTGGATATTTTGTTTCTGCTGGTTCATTAAATAATATTCTAAAAAATATTTCGTGTCCTTTACTTGTACCTTTTAATCTGTAAAGTGATTTAATATTTTTAATTAAGTTTCTTCTTTCAACTTCATCATCTAATAATTCAGGTAATGTTGCTAAAAATTCATCTCTAAATTTATTAAGATAAAATTCTATTACTTTGTCTGGATCTTTATGATTTACTAATTGTTGAATTGTAGTAACTGGATTAGGTCGATAACCGTTGATAACAGCACTTGCGTTTGAAGAACTACCTAATATTGTTTCACCATTAATAAATTTATCTTGTGATGAAATATATAATCTATTGTTTACTAAATCTTCAGCAAGAACGGTAGAAGTTGCTTTTGAAGTTTGACCTGTGATTGTTTCGCCTTTTGTAAATTTACCAAAAGCAGAACTTTCTAAAATAACTTTATCACCAGAATCTAATTGTGTTCTTTCTGAACCTAAACCACCAGCGTCTAATAATAATAAATTTTCTTGGTTAGTTTCTGTTTCTAATAATATACCATCTGTAGTTTGTACACTAGTAACCTGCAACTCGGCAGATTCCATAAATGTAAAATAGATTTTTAGAAATTTAGCAAACTGTGGGTGGTCATCAATTACAAAATCAGGTAATTGACTATTAATGAGTGTTGAAATTTTATCATTAAATTTTGCCATTGAACATTAATAACTTGACGGAGTTGTATATCCTACTCCTGCCTCGTTACCTCCACCAATAAAAGTATCTTTTTCTACAGTTACAGTTGAATTAGCAATATCAATTTCTACAATTGTATTTCTTACTGGAACAATATCGTTTGAATTAGGTACTACTGTTATTTCTATTACTGAGGAAGATGATCCTCTAATATTTGAAATGGAAGTTATGTTCAATGAATTTAATGTTACTTGACCTGTAGTATAATCTACAGTTCCTTGTGTGTTGTTTGCATAAACTCTAACACCGCCGTCAAAATAATATCTTCTAATATTACCTGATCCATCATCATCTAAAAACATTTCATTGTTATTGCCATCTATTTTAAATCCTGATGAAGATAAAATACCACCCATATCAGCGTTGTGACCTGTGTGTGGATTATAAAATGCGTTTCTAAAATAAACGTCATAACGAGTAGAAGTATTTAAAATAGGAGTAAAAGATTTTCTTACTCTAACAGTTGTAATGTTTGAAACAATACTTGCGTCAGCGTCATCTATAAGACCTGTTACTTTTGAATATCTAAAGATACCGTCAAATCTTTGTAAGATGTTTGTATTGTAGTTTGTTAAAGAAGAAATAACTTCAGATTTAATTGTAGCAGCAGTTTTAGTTGTTAATTTAGAATCAAACCTTACAGTTGAATTTAGAATAACACTTACTGTTTCTGGATCAACAATAACTGGTCTAACAGAAGCAATATTATATTGTCTTAGTGAATTAACAATTTCTGTTTTTGTTTGATTAGTTAAAGTAGAACCTGATGCCGCTTTAATTGAAATTTTTACAACACCGTAAATTGGTGTTTCATCTTCTTCACCACCCCAAGCACTAATTGATAATGCGTTAGGATATAATGATCTAACTAAAGTTTCGTAATCAGTTGCTGTTACAGCACGGTCTTGAGCTGCATATTGTAATGGTGCATTAAAACGAATTGACTCTTTTGATTCTGCTTCAGAACCACCTTGTGCAACTGAATTAGTTGTAATAGATACATTTGAAAAACCATCTATTGAACTTGATAAAGTAAATGTAGCAGCGCCGTTTGCCTCTTCTTTGTTTGTAACAACATATTCTAATATTACAATATTACCATCAGATAACTTTCTACCTAATACACCATCACCAAAATAAATTTGAAATTTACCTGTGTCTGTTTCTTGTAAGAAATAAACTTTTGATGTATTGTCTAGTGATCGTACTCCTGTTGCTAATGTGTAAACACTTGAAGTAGCGTCAACTGAAGAATTTTGAA